ATTCTGTTAGCATCTCTTTCAAGGTTAAACATTAAACCTTTGAATCTTTCAACAGACCATCTACCGTTTGAGTCTGTATCTAAATCAAAGATACCAGCAGTTGTTACATGACCAGCTGGTGAACCTTTTTCTGCATTTGTGTAGATTGTTCTAACAACTTCTCTGTTAATCTCAGCAAGAATTTCAGCAGAAAGAATGTTTGCTAATTCTGTTTCTGCGTCTAAACCATGGATTGCTTTAAGGTCTTGAGCAAGTTCCATTGTGTATTCTGCTTTAAGAGCTCTTGACTTAGCAGTTACAGTTGATTTCTCGATTGAGAAAGCCATTTCTGCAAAACTGTTGCCAGAAGCGTCACCTAATGCTTCAGCAGCAGCTGTAGTCATACCAGTACCTGTTGTGTAAGTACCAGCTGGTGAGTCGTTTAACACTTCAGGATTTGTTCCTGAGTGAGCAGTTGATGAGAAACCGTCAACACTTGAACCAGCTTTGTTTCTGCCTGAAAAGTCAGTATCAGCTTCGTCAAATAATGCTTCAGTTCCGTCTTGTGCGTCATATCTACTTCTCATTGCGAAGATAAGACCAGTTGGACCTGTCATAGGTTGTACACCGGCAATATCGTAAGCGATAAGATTTGGCATTGCTCTTCTTACTAAAGAAATAAGAATTGGATCCCAATTAGAAATGTTAGCACCCGTTGAGTTAGTTGGAGCAGCTTCGTTTAAGAAAGCAGCGTCCTCTTTCATTGCTCTTTCTTGGTTTTCAAGAATAGTAGCAGTAACAGCTCGTCTGTAAGAATCACCGATTTTTGGTAAATCTGCGTGTTCTAGGACTGGCTGCCATTTTTTTTCGTGGGTTTCAGATAAGTACATATCTCTATCTCTCCTCTATTAGATTTATTTTGACAACTTAATGTCTTTTGTTTTAGTAATAGCGGCGGTATAAGCAGCCATGCTTTTTGATAAATCTACATTTTCAGTTGATTCACCAACCGCTACATCATCAATGTCAGATGAAGCTTCTTTCTTCGCACCAAAGTAGCTCTCTTTAATAGTAGATACTTTTGCTCTGAAATCTTCCTCATTTTTATATTCAACCTCTTCGGCAAGTTTGTTGAATTTCTCCTTAGAAGTTTCTGCTAAGTCTTCGCCCATTTCTGCAACGATTGAAGCTCTTTTTGATTCAGAATTTTCTTTGTTTAGTTCAACATTCTTTTCGATTTCTTCGTTAAGTTTCTTTTCTAACGATTCAATCTTTGAAGCTTGGTCTTCTAGTACATCATATTTTTCGTCTGGGACTGAAATATAATGTTCTTCAAATAGTTTTTTCAAACCAGAAATAAAATCTTCAGCGATTTCGCCTTTGATTCCTCTTTCTAAAGCCAATTCGTTTTCTTTCATCCACTCTTCCACAACATATGCTAGGTATGAGTCAACTTTTTCTACGAGTTCGCCTTTAGCTTTTTCTGATTCTTCTTTAAGTTTTTCTTCGTATCCAGCGTGCATTTTCTTTTTCGCTTCTTTAACTTTTGAGTTAACAGCAGCTTCAAAGATAGTTGCAGCCTTCGACTTAAATTCTTCGGACAAATCTTCGTCTTTGACTAAAGCGTCAACATCAGCTGAAACATCAATAGTTTCATCTTCAGTTTCTTCTTTTTTGTAAGAAGCTTTTTTCATCATCATTTCGTCTTTTGGCATATCTTTTTTCTTTTTATCCATTGACATCATTTCTGATTTTTCGTCTTCTTTTTCGTCTTTAGACGCTTCTTTGATTTCCTCAGAACCTTCTTCAACAGTTTCATCTTGCTCTTCTTTTAATTTTGGCATTGCGTCAGCAGCACCAGCATTTTTTTGTTGAGCATCGCCTGAAACTGGCTTAACTTTTTTTGTTGCGTCAGGATTAGAATCTGTAGGTTTTACTACCGCTGACCCTAAATCTTCCGCCTCATTGCTAAGGTGAGTAGGTTCAGCCGCTACAGCATTCTTTTTCGGAGCGTCAGCTTGTGGGTTAGCACTAGCCTCGGTCACTTCTTTTTCCAACGCCTCAATCTTTGTTTCTGTTTCGGCCATTTGAGAAATCTCCTCTTTTTTTTAATTAATTAAAAAACCTTTGTTTTTCGTACTAATGATATTTATAAAACTAAAGTTTTTTAAGAAACGATTCAAAGACTTTTATTTTAACTTCGTCTAATTTTCTTTGTTTCGCCTCTCTAACCTCTCGTTTCCAGGCTTCAATATCCCTTTCCACGAGTTTTCCATTGTCCCAAACCCATTCTTTACTTTCCATAATGCCTTCTACGAAAGCGTCTGGAGCGCTTGGGTCAGCAACAATGTCAGCTGCCGTTGCAAGGTAAAAGTCATCTTTTACATAGTTTGCACCGTTTCGCTGAATTATTGACCCCATACCACGACTTGAAACGCCTAATTGAGCGCCCTCATCTATAAGACCTTTTACAATCTTACCGTATGGTGTGTCCATAATCTTTGCTTCACCTATAAAGTTCTTACCATCTGGTGATAAAGAAGTAATCATATGTGATACTCTCTCTAAATTAACAGTTGGACCGTCTGGATGGCCTAACTCACCAAATGCTCTTTTCTTTTGGATGAATTCTCTGTTGTATCTATTCACTTCGTTTTCCAAAACTTCTTTTGGATAAACTCTTCCATTTCTATTCTTCAAATCTGATTGAAGAAAGATACCTTTAATTTTATAAGATTTTTTGCCGTTCTTTTCTTCTACAAGATATTCGGCATTTTGAATTTCTTCCGATATTAGTTTCATATGTTCTCTCTTTGTACTAACTATTTATAAGGTTTTTTACCTAAACTCTACAATTATTGTGTAATTGTCACCATCTGCAAAGTTTTTAGTTGATAATAGTACATCTCCTGTTGGTGTTCCTGCATTATTTGGTATCTCATTACCACTTGGTCTTAAATCAATATGACCATTTCCCGATAGTAATAAGGCTGTTGCATTTGTAGTACCGTCAAACAACAATTCAACAGCTGACTTACCATTAGCAGTATTAATTGTATACCAAACTTTACTAATCTTTCTATTACCGTCTTCGGTCATAAAAGTAGTTTCTGAAGCGTCAACTTTTTTTACTAAAGTTTCGCCAGTACCATCTGATAAGTTAGTTAACTTAACTGTAAACTTAACACCAGATGTATCTGCTATTGTTTGTGTTGTTACTGTATCTGCCATTACTTGTATCCCGCTTCTTTGTGAGTTTCAATTACAAGATTATATTTTGTAACTGTATCATCACTATTTAAAAATATATCGCCTATTGCGTCTTTAACTTTTATTTCATCTGGTTTTAGTCCATAATTACCTCGACCAGATATAATTACTTTTTTGGTAGTGTCGTTTTTAAAATAAACTGTTACATTACCATCGCCTAATATTTCGTACTGCATATTTGCAATAGAAACTTTAGGTTCACTACTTGCATTATTACTACCAACTACATCTACTAGTTTTTGTTGAAACTCACCACCAACACCGTTAGAGTTTACTATAATTTTAAAGTCATCATCAACTAGTTTAGTAGTTGTAATAGTCATAATATATTAACTTCTTGGTGAACCAACAGCACTAGCATGACCATCTGCTATTGTGATAGTATCAGTTGGTGCTTTTTCAATTATGATTGAATCGCCAGCAGCGTGTAGATATATGTTACCTAAAGTTGTGCCACCTGATTCTTTTACTATAACTGATTGCGTTGCACCTGTAGCTACACAATGAACAAAATGAGCACCACCAATGTTGTTAGCACTAGGGTTGTTTATAAATTCTCCCTTAGCTATTACAGTTGTTGCCATTTTTATTCTCCTAATTGCTCTTCTATTTCGTTATCAAAATAATCATTAAAAAATTTAGTATTAATATTATATTTTTCGGCGACCTTATCTACGGCACCTTCAAAAGTATTAATTATATCGTCTGTATTATCTTTGATACTTTCAAAGATTTCTTTTACTGCGTCTTTCATTTTAGGGCTCAAAGACTTAAAAGAATCCGAGTCGATATATAAATCTCTTTCGACTATATTACTTAACTTCAGTTTCGGCATTTGTTTCTGGCGCCTCTGGCTGTGTTAAATCAATTTCTGCCTGACCGTCATTCTGTTGTGCTGTAGTTTGTACTTGACCATCTTGTGTAAAAGTACCTACATCTGCAACTTCAGGTTTCGGGTCGCTAATAGGGTCTGCTTCTGGTGCCTTTTGATTAAAAAGACTAGCCGCTAATTCTTGTCTTCTAGCGTCTAAAGCGTCGCCCATTTTATCTCTTAATGCGTTTTTAAAAGCCTCACCTGCGTCTGCATTTTGACCGGCTTCTAAATTATCTATGAATGCTTTTGTATGCTCTGACATATTTTATCTCCTATATTGTATCTGAAACATCAGCAGTTGGAGCAGATATGATACCATCATCAATTTCTTTTTTGATTTGTCTATCAATATCTTCAATCTCTCTTTCGTTTTGTTTCAAGATGTTCTTTCTCACATAATCAACTGAATAAAACTTACCAATGTAATCACGCATTTCATTTGCCAATTGTAGTCGCTCTCTCATTAGCTCGGTGT